GATATGGTTATGAACTATGTCCTGATTTTATAAGAGCAGGAGTTGTAAACTACAACAAAGGCTCCATGGAATTCGAGAATGGTAGTAGGATAGTAAGTGCTACAACAACAGGTAACACAGGAAGAGGTATGTCTATTTCGTTACTTTACTGTGATGAGTTTGCATTTGTACAACCTACTATTGCCGATGAATTTTGGACTTCTATATCTCCTACACTAGCAACAGGTGGTCGTGCAATCATAACAAGTACACCTAACTCAGATGAAGATACTTTTGCAGTAATTTGGAAGGAAAGCCAAAATAAGTTTGATGTGAATGGTAATGAACAGGCAGTAGGTGTAAATGGCTTTCATGGTTTTACAGCTAAATGGGACGAACATCCAGATAGAGATGAAAAATGGAAAGAAGTAGAACTAGGAAGAATAGGAGAAGAAAGATTTAGACGTGAATATGGATGTGAATTTTTAGTCTACGATGAAACATTAGTAAACAGTATAAAACTTTCCACAATGGAAGGATTAGATCCTTTAATGAATATGGGTCAAACTCGTTGGTATGATAAAATAAAGGATACTGAAAATTATGTTGTTGCGTTAGATCCTAGCATGGGTACAGGAGGGGATTATGCGGCTATACAAGTATTTGAATTACCTGCTTATAAACAGGTAGCAGAATGGCGTCATAACGAAACTCCTATTCCTGCACAAATACGGATCCTAAAAGATATTACAAGTTACTTAAAACAACAATCAGGAGATAGAGATTCTCATATATATTGGAGTGTAGAAAATAATGCAATAGGCGAAGCCGCACTTATAGTAATACAAGATTTTGGTGAAGAAAACATACCAGGGCTTTTTATAAGTGAACCTATAAGAAAAGGACATGTTCGTAAATTTAGAAAAGGCTTTAACACTACACACGGTAGTAAAATAACTGCATGTAGCAGATTAAAAACAATGGTAGAAAATGATCAATTAAAATTAACAAGTAAAACACTTATAACAGAATTAAAAAATTTTGTTGCAACAGGTACAAGTTATAGGGCAAAAGTAGGGCAAACAGATGATTTAATAAGTGCTACACTACTTGCATTGCGTATGATGAGTGTATTAAAGGACTGGGATCCACGTATTTACAACACATTTACACAGGCAGAGGGTGATGAGATAATTCAACCGCCGATGCCTATCTATGTTACAGGCGGTTTAGGATAAATATTAATATGAAAAACCTTGACTCTATAGCAAATGAATTATTCAACAAGATTAGGGGTAGATATCCATCTATCACTGTCGGCGATGCAGATGCTACTATCACAAATGCACCAAAAGAAGCAAGATTTTTTGAGTTTGACTTTGCAGAAGACAAAAAAGTAAGTATTAGTTTGGATGAAAAAGACCTTACTATAATGTACAGTCAGAAACTATTTGATGATCAAGATGTTGCATCAAAGTCTAATTGGTTTGCATTTTTAAAGGAGCTAAGGCAATTTGCAAAAAAGAGAATGTTAAACTTTGATACAAGAGATATAACTAAATCTAATTTGGATAAAAGAGATTACCAAACATTAAGCACGGAGAAGCAGATGAGCGAATCAAAACTATATGGAACAAGCAGGACCAGTTTTCAAGACATTGGTTCAGCAAAAATGGTTATAAAGCATACACAGCCAATTAACCAAGAACAACCAGCAGGACGCACAAGAGACATTGCTGGAATTTATATTGAAAGCAAAGATGGAGAAAGATTTAAGTATCCTATTAGACACATGAATGGTGCAAGAGCAATGGCTATGCACGTATCAGAAGGCGGAAATCCTTATGATGATTTTGGCAAACATATTGTAGGACTTTCAGAAGAACTTTCAAAACTACGCAAATTCAAAACTTACATGAATCGCTCAAATGTAATGGCAGAAGGATTAGCTGGTTATATGGACGTTGTTAATGACAGAATTGAAACTGTAAAGAAAACGACACATGCGTTACAGTCAAAAACAAGATACAAAGAAGCATTTGAAAACTTCGACAAAACCGTGCTTGAAGAAGTTCCAGAAGATGTTTCGAACACTTGGATTGACGAACTAACAATCAAACAGTTTAATGAAGAGCTCAAAGGTGTCTTTCCGTACATTTACAAACTTGTAAGCGAAGCAAACAAAGTTAAAGAACTAGGACCAGAAGACATTTCAGAAGGAATGGAATCAGATGAGGTGATGGGTATACTTAAAAGACATCCTCAAGAATTTGCTAAAATGAAGCAAACAGGAGATTTAATGGATGTGTATGATACTCCGTTATATCAAGAATTATTTTCGTATTATGCAGATTCAGGTGAAATGCCATATGGTACTATGAAAGCTAGAGATGGCGATCCAGTACAGTTTATAATAGATAAGCTAGATGATCTTGGTGTATTTGACAATAACGAAGGCAGAGTAAAAGCTATGGTAATGGATATGGAAGACGAAGCAGTAGACATGTCAAGAGATGATTTCATTGAAAAGTACGGCAGAGGCAATGCTGATATATGGGATAGAATGAACGATGAGAACTATATGGATCCAAGTGACTTTGCAAATCCAGAAGAAGAGTTCGAACAACACATGGATTCAATAGTCAACAGTGCAGAATTCAATCAGGAGGCACCAATGACAGAATATGAAAGAGCATTTGAAGATTTCAAAATGGCGGCGGCAAATGCGGCGGCAAAGGGTGAAAAAGATTTTGAATACCCACAAGGATCAGGAAAGAAACATCCTACCAAGATGGACAAAGCTACAGCGGCGAAGCTGTTAGCAGACAGCCAGACAAACGAACTTGATAATCCACTAGGATTAGATGAAGCACAACTTGACGAAATAAGTGGCATAATCAAAAAAGGTGCAGGAATGGCAGGCGGAGCATTAAAGAATATGTTTGGTAAAGGTGGCCAGAAAGCGTTAGGCGACATTGCTAAATTAGGAGCACAAGGTGCCAAAAAAGTAGTCCCGGGAGCAGTAGCAGTTGGAAAACATGTTGGTAGAAATAAACTGCCATATGCCGCTGGTGCTGGAGGTGTTTATGCTTACGATAAGGCAGGAGATGTTGCAGACTATGTGGGCGACAAAGTTGATAGTGTTACCGGTGCGATCAAAGGCGGACAAGACGCGATCAAGACGGCGGCAACTGATGTTTCACAGGTTGTAAAAGGTCTTGGCGACAAGGTAGCAAACACAGCCGATGAACTAAAAGGCATGGCAAAAGGTGCACTTGACGGTTTACCAAATATGGATAAGATCGCGGCATTGGCAAAACAACATGCTATTCCAGCCGCAGTTGTAATAGGACTACTATTAGGAGGCGGAGTACTATTGGCAAAAATGCTAGGTGGTAAAGACAAAGACGAATCCGCAGGTGATGATAATTCAAGAACAGTTGATGTGAGTCCAAAAGGCGCACATGACGAAATGAAAGCAAAGAACGAGATTCCTTTAGATGAGTTTGTAAAAAGCATGTATGATTACACGCATAACTCTTTTCCAAAAGGAGAAACAGCAGTGCTTACTGCCGTACAAAAACAGTATGGACAAGAAGCTGTTGAAGAAGCTGGCCAAATGATTCAAGAATTATTGGCTGGTCAAAACCAGGAAATGGCTAGAATCCAACAACTTGCAGGATTAAGATAGCCAAAATCCACAATAAAGTCAAATAAACGCTTGACTTTATAAATATTATCATGTACAATGTTTTTTATTGTGCATGTTTAGGCACAAAGCTATAAGGCAAAACTATAGGAGGCATATTATGGCAACATTAGCAGAAATCAGAGCAAAACTGAAAGAACAAGAATCACGCACAAGTGGTTCTCAAAGCTCCGGCGGGGACAACGCAATTTTTCCATTCTGGAACATGCAAGAAGGACAAACTACAACAGTAAGATTCCTTCCAGATGGAAACGAATCCAATACATTTTTCTGGAAAGAACGTTTGATGATCAAACTGCCTTTTGCAGGAATAAAAGGCGAAACTGATAGTCGCCCTGTGCAAGTACAAGTTCCTTGTATGGAAATGTATGGAGATAGCTGTGAAATTTTGAATGAAGTTCGTGGCTGGTTCAAAGATCCAAGTCTTGAAGATATGGGTCGTAAATATTGGAAGAAAAGAAGTTATATCTTCCAAGGATTTGTAACGGAGAATGCTCTTAATGAGGATTCAACTCCTGAGAATCCAGTACGTAGGTTCATAATTGGACCACAAATTTTCCAAATTATCAAATCCGCATTGATGGATCCTGATATG